GCGGCCTCTACAGGCTTCTCAGGAGACCTCACTGGTAACGTATCAGGCAATGTTACAGGTAACCTCACAGGCGCTGTAACGGGCGGTGTGACCGGGGATGTGACGGGTAACGTAACCGCTTCCAGCGGATCTTCTACATTCAACGATGTGGTGATCAACGGCAGCTTGGATATGGATGCTACAACAGCGTCTACCATTACTGGTCTGTCTACTCCTCTGAACCCTACTGATGCTTCGACGAAAGCATATGTGGACCAACAAGTAGCACTCGTTTTATCCTCTGCACCGGCTGCATTAGACACACTCAATGAGTTAGCCGCAGCAATCAATGACGACGCTAACTTTGCTACAACGGTCAACAATAGCATTGCCACTAAGCTCTCTTTGAGCGGCGGCACAATGACTGGTAATATTGATCTTGATAGCACCAACAAGATTACGAACATGCCGACGCCCTCGGCCAACTCTGATGGATCAAACAAAGGATACGTTGATACGCAGCGAGACACCCGTCTAGCTACAACTGGCGGTACGATGTCTGGCGCAATCAACATGAATTCCCAAGGCATCACTAGCCTAGCCAATCCGGCTAACAATGGGGACGCCGCCAACAAATTATATGTGGATTCGATCTTAGGTTCTGCTACTTCGGCTGCGGCCAGCGCCTCTACGGCGTCTGCACTAGCGGCTCAAGCCTCTGGATCTGCGGCTAACGCACAGGCATCAGAGGACGAGGCACAAGAGTGGGCTTCTAAAACCACAGGCACCATTACAGGAGAGAGTGAATACTCTGCCAAGGAATATGCCATTGGTACAGTGATCCGAGGTAACATCGGTTCAGCTAAAGACTGGGCAAGCTACACCGGCGGAACAGTAGACGGGACTAACTACTCGGCTAAATACTGGGCAACAGACGCTAACATCGGTACTATCGCTACGAACATCGACGATCTGGTCAACGTAGCCAATGACCTTAGTTCAGGTAATTTCGTAGCCGGTCAGATATATGACTTCGGGGCCATTACAGACGCTGCTACAGGCTCCAGCGGAGCGCCTAATGGCTTCATCGTCACTGTGGCTAACAATCTGGCTGATGTGCAAACCGTAGCCAATGTTATAACGAATGTTAATACGGTGGCGGGAATAAGCGCCAACGTCACTACAGTGGCTGGGGTAAGTAGCGCAGTATCAACATTGGCGGCTATAAGCTCAGATGTATCGGTAGTAGCCCCTATTGCGGCAAATGTGACTACTGTAGCCGGTATCTCGTCCGACGTTACGGCAGTGGCTAATAACAATGCGAATATCAACACAGTGGTCGGTCAGATCACACCTAACAATAACATTAGTACGTTGGCGTCTATTGCCGGAAATATTTCCACAGTTGCGTCAGTAAGTGTTGACGTTACTACTGTAGCTGGTATATCATCTAATGTAACCGCAGTGGCGAATAATAACGCCAATGTCACCTCAGTAGCAAACATTGATAGTGACGTAACCGCAGTGGCGGGTATCGCAAGTGATGTAACTACAGCGGCTACTAACGTCACTGACATCACAAACTTCTCTGACGTATACCAAGGGCCAAAGTCCTCTGCACCCACACAGCGTAACAACAATAGTTCTCTAGTAGCCGGTGACCTGTACTTCGACACTACCTCAGGATTCATGCGGTACTACGATGGATCTGCGTGGGTCAACATTACCGCACCTACCGGGGATATGGGTAACCAGAACTCCACTAGCGTGGCGATCACAGGCGGCTCTATCACAGGTATCACAGACCTAGAGATTGCGGACGGCGGTACTGGGGCTTCTAGCGCACCAGCGGCTCGTACAAACCTCGGACTGGATACTATGGCTACACAGGCCGCAAACAATGTCGCCATCACAGGCGGAACAATATCAGTCGATTTTGACTTCGGGAGTATTTAAACAATGGCAAACGCACTTCAGCTACGCCGTGGCACCACCACTCAGCATAATTCCTTCACGGGTCTAGCTGGCGAAGTCACGGTTGATACAGATAAAGACACAGTAGTCGTACACGACGGCTCCACGGCTGGGGGATTTCCTCTGGCTACATCGGCAACTATAACCACTGAGGTTGCGGCCTTAGTAGACAGCGCACCGGGTACACTAGATACGCTGAACGAACTAGCAGCGGCATTAGGTGATGATCCTAACTTTGCGACTACAGTCACTAACAGCATTGCCACTAAGATGCCTCTGGCTGGTGGTACGTTTACTGGGAATGTATCTTTCAGCACAGGTGTAGGCATCACGGGTACTGTGATTGCTGAGGGTGCGCAGATTGATATATCAGGGATTCGCCAATTAAACGCACAGATAGCAACATCTGGATCAGGATATGGTGCAATTACCTGCGTAGAGCCTAGTGCGGCTAACTTGCGTGGCTTGGAACTAGAAGGACAGTTACTCAGATTTGGCACTAATTCCTACACAGAAACTGCAAGCATTAGACGTATACAGATTGCAGATAACGGCGACACCAGCTTTTACGAGGACACAGGCACAGACGCTAAACTTGAATGGAAATCAGGTCTTGAAGAATTAAGATTTGAAGACAACGTCAAGGCCACCTTCGGCGCTGATGAAGACCTACAGATTTATCATACAGGCTCGGCAAGCTACATAACGGACCAAGGAACTGGAAATTTAGTATTAGGTGCAGCCGATAGTTTTATCGTACAAAACGCAGCACATGATGAAAATCTTATTGTTGCAAGCAATGGTGGCGCAGTAACCCTTTATCACGACAACGCTGCTAAAATCGCCACCAGCAGCACAGGCATCAACATCACAGGCACAGCGGTCACTGACGGCGTTACTGTAGACGGCCCGTTGGATATCAGACAGGTAGTTGAGCTTACCTTCGGGCTATCGACTACATCGGGCACTATAAACTTTGACCTAAACAGCAACGCAATACGAAACTTTACAACAGACGCCACTGCAAACAGAACAATAAACTTTCGTGGCGATGGTTCAACCACATTAAATTCAATTCTAAGCAACAACGATAGCATGACTTGTACTGTCTTATTTAAGAATGGAGCCACAGCCTACTACCTCAACGCCTACCAAATTGACGGCTCCACAGTCACACCAAAATGGTCAGGCGGCGAGGCTCCAACCGAGGGCAACGCCTCTGGTATCGACGTATACACGTTCACGATCATCAAGACGGCGGATGCTACTTTCACTGTGCTGGCAAGTCTTACAGACTACTCATAGGAGACTAAAAATGCCAAGTGTTTTTGTAACTGCTAACTCAGAACAAGCTAGACAGGTTATTGGTGCAGTTTTGATCCGTGTTTTTGAAGGAACTCAGGCGGAATGTGAAACATACACCCAGAGCCATAACACAGACGACACAACACCTATCACAGGCTGGTCTCCCGTGTCCGACGGTGACTTAGAAATAAGGGACTAAAATGACACTTTTTATCAAGAGAATCCAACCTGTTTTTTCACCTATTATGTCATCCTTTGGCGGAGGCTCCATTCGAGGTTTTAAAGGAGGCGGTGGTGGTGGTCCTGTCGTAACCTCTGTAACGGGTGAGTCAGTCTATACAACAGCGGGAACATACAACTGGATTTGTCCGGCAAATGTCGGGGCGGTAGACGTTGTTGCTGTTGGGGGTGCTGGTGGCTCTGGTGCCCACGGTACAGGTGGAGGTGGTCTAGGGTGGAAAAACCAAATCCCAGTCATCCCGGGGACTTCTTATACTGTTGTAGTAGGCATAGGAGGGATGTGCCACGGTTATTTAAATAGCAACACTAAAGGTGAGGATGGTGGAGACAGCTATTTTATCAGTGACTCCACTGTTAAGGGTGGCCGGAGCCTCGGTACATTCACATATCAATCTACAACTCCACCGTCCTCAAATCGTGGCGGAGGTACATATGTAGGTGACGGCGGAGGTAATGGCGGGACTGGAGGACGAACACTTACGTCTTCTAACGGCCCCGGTGGCGCTGGAGCCGGAGGATACACTGGTAACGGAGGTGACGGGGGCTGGGGCAATGGACATAATGGCGCTGGCGGCGGCGGCGTTGGACTATTCGGACGAGGTGGTAGCGGCGCAAGCGGCGGCGGCACAAACACCACTGGTGGTTCTGGCGGAGGAGGAGGAGGAGGACAAGAAAGCGGAGGTAATCCGGGTGGCGGCGGATCAGGAGGTGCTGGTGGTCAAGGCGGTGGGTCGATTGGTCTTGGTGGAGCATATGGGGGTGGTTCCGGTGCAAATAACAGTAGTAGTAGCAATCTAGGTCAGTCCGGCGGCGGTGCCGTTCGTATCATGTGGGGTCCACCCGGCACGAGGTCTTTTCCAACCAATGCCAGCTAAGATAAAATATTTTGACGTAACATACCGCACCCCCTCAGGAGAACTGGGAGAGCATCGTGCAGTTAAAGCTGAGACAAAATGGGACGCAGCAAAATTGTCCGCATGTATGCTTTGCTATGGTACAAACTACACCCCTGAACAGTTCACGGTTTTAAAAGTCAGGTCTTCCCTCCACAAACCAAAGGAAGCCAGGCGGCTATGGCTTGGGTCGGTACTTACCTTTTTGCGCTCAACAGCCGCCATGAAATAAAGGGGGTACAAACGGCACATGAAATCATCCCTCCTAACCCCTCCGCAAGTCCTCAAGCTATGGCCTCTACTTGAACCTCATATAGAGTCCGCACTTCACCACTCAATCGGTGAATATGATCCTTTCTCAATCTGCCTCATGGCCCTGTCTGAACAGGCACACATCTGGCTAACCAGAGACGAAGACGGTCAAGTGATAACCGTAATAGTCACTAGGTTCACCTCCAGCGCACACAGCAAGTCTCTGCTTATTATGACCTGCGCTGGGCAAGTCCCTGACTGGGACACTTGGACCGCTCATCATACAACACTCGAAGAATTCGCAAAGAAGAACGGGTGCAATTCAATGCAAGTGTGGGGCCGTCGAGGCTGGGAACGAAGGCTTCGTCATCTAGAGAGCAACAAAGGTAAGCCCTACCAGCTTCTCTACCACGTTTATAATATGGAGATCTAATATGAGAAACCTATTCTCAACAATGTTCGGCCCCGGGCGGTACCTTAACCCTCGTGCTTCTGGGATGATTGTGTTCGGCGGCGGCGGCTCTAGCGGCCCGTCTTTGGCTGAAATCAAAGGCGCTGTTAAAGAATACGCTGACCCCGAGTTCCGTGACGTATTCGGTGGCCAAGACAAAATCAGTGGCAACATCACTGATATGAACTACGACATGAACCGTGGCTACGCAGACCTCGATGGTGCTATCGACGACGTATACTCAGGCATGACCTCCGGCTTTGGTTCCGCAGAGCGGGATCTCAGCAACCTATCAGACGACGTTGCCGATGTTAGTGGCCAAGTATCTACTGGGTTTAATGATCAAGAAGATTATATAGACGACGCCTTCGATGGCCAAGAAGACTTCATCACGGATGAGTTTGGTGACCAGCAACAATACATTGGTGGTGAATTTACGAAACAAGGTGAGGAGCTTACCGAGGGCTTCGAAGATACCCAAGGTGACATTGCTGATTCACGCACAGACATACTAGACAGACTTGGGACCAACAAAACGGACCTTGAAGGCTTTCTGAATGACAAGTTTGGAAGCATCTCTACCATGACAGGTGGGCGTTTCGACAGCGTAGACGGCCTTCTAGGCACCCTGCAAACTAACCAGACTTCGGGTTTTGGTGATCTCACCCGTAATATGACAGATGGCCAAAGTGGCATTCAATCCGCCGTAGATGGCATGAGTGGAAACCTCGACACCTATTACGGTGACCTGTCACAGGGTCAGCAAGATATGTCTGGTACCTTAGGCGGACTAACCTCCGACTTCTCAACCTTCACCGATCAATATGGCGATGACACTACTCTGGCTAACCGTGCCCGTAATGACCTGACGACAGGCCTACAGAACGCCGTATCTGGTATTCAAGGTAGCTTGGCAGAAAGTGCTGCGTCTACTGAGGATCAGATCCGATCTGCCGCAGAAGGTAACACACGAGCCACAGAAGATGCAGCATCCCAGTTAGATACTAACTTTGCTGATGTAGCTCGGTCTTTGACTATGGGCGTAGAGGCTTCCACCTCAGAAGGACAGAGAGCGCAAGACGAATACCTCAACAAGCTAAATGACGTGCGTAGCCTCGTAACGAACCAAGGCGATCAGTTAGACGCCAGTGTCCGTGACAGCTACACCAACCTAGCTAATTCGTTTGATACTCAAGGCCGCCTTATTGCCAACAGCGTAAATGCCCAAGGTCAGGAAACAAAACGAGCCATCGACAAGAATGGCAATCTAATGATCTCCCAATTTGATCAACAGGGAACTCGTATTAGCCAATTTGGCTACGACATGAACCAGATGTTTAGTACGCTGGATAGCATCCAGAACAGTACCATTTCACGCACTGGTATGATGTCACCGGCTACTCAGCCGTATGCTTCTACTCGAGGATAAGTTATGATCCCTGATAATATCAGCGAGGCGGGTGTTCGCCTCGTTAAAAAGTTCGAAGGACTACATAAGGAAGGTAAGGATGGTCTAATCCATTCATATCGCTGCCCCGCCGGAAAGTACACGATTGGCTGGGGTTCCTGCAAAGGCGTCCGCTCTGGTATGCGTATTACCGTAGAGGAAGCCGAGGCCCGTCTCGTAACTGATCTAGAAGATCACGCAAAGGCGATCCACCGCTATGTGGAAGTCCCTCTCAGCCAAAACCAGTATGATGCTCTGACCTCGTTTATTTTCAACGTCGGTGCAGCCAACTTCAAGTCCAGCACCTTGCTGAAGCGTCTGAACTCAGGCCAGTACCACGATGTACCTAACCAGCTAATGCGCTGGAATAAGGCTCGGGTAGACGGCAAGCTAACACCTCTGCGTGGCCTCACACGTCGTCGTGCAGCCGAAGCGGCTCTGTTCTCAATGGACGCTAAACTGGCCGGTGATGGCGGGGATAAGATGCCCCAGAAGATCGAGGAAGCAAAACCCAAACCTTTAACCCAGTCTAAGACTATGGCTGGTGCGGGTGTAGCCGGTGCCGCTACGGCATTGAGCGAGATTGCTCCACAGATTGAGGCCTTAGTTCCATACAGCGACAGCATGAAGACAATCTTCCTGTTGTGTGCTGTCGGAGGTATCGCCCTAGTAGCCTACTCACGCTGGAAAGACAGCAAGGAAGGCACCCGATAATGTTCGGATTTATCACAGGCAAGATTAAGACCGCTATCATCATAGCCTTCTCTGTAGCCTTGCCTGTGATCTACGTCTTAGGCCGCCTCGGCGGTGGCCGCAGGGTTAAAAACGCAGTCCTGAAAGACGAATTAGAGGCCGCAAATAAGCGGTCTGACTTTTATAAGGCGATGCAGGGCCATGAATCAGATGTTCAAGCTAACGCTCCTCGTAATCGGAATGAGCTTGTTGAGCGGGTGCGCCGAGACGGTCTTTAGAACAAAGCTAGAGATCTACTGCCCACCAATTAACGATTACTCAGACCAGTTCAATGAACAACTAGCCGACGAATTGGATGCTTTGCCCGAAGATAGCTGGGCCATCCCAGAGGCTATGTTTGGATACATAAAGTTACGGGATCGAGTGAAATCCTGCCAAGAGGAAAAGAAAAATTATGGCTGATGTATTATCTACACAGGGGCTGATTGGCGATCCCAGCGCATTGCCAAATAGCGTGAACATGGTTGGTAACACAGACGTTACCAATGTGTCTGAAGACATCATCGGAGACCCCGGTGCATTCCTTGAGCGCAAAGACATGAAGCTGAGTGACGAAGTCCCTATTATCGACGCAGATACATCAGGGACCAACATCGACGGTAGCGATCCGAGATTTAGTACCGACACTAACGCACTGAGCAAAGACGCCGACACGGTAGGCTACACAGACACAGCCGTGAATCAGGTCAAGAAAGACGCCGAGACATTTGAGGCCGAGACTACATTTGACCGTGTAAGCCGTGATGAGAACGACGTAGACGCCGCTACAGGCGAAGTTAGAGACGAAGCAATCATCGACGCAGAAGATATGACTGTGGACATGACAGGGGCTGGTACAGGGCGCAACGAGGATGGTACAGTTAACCAACTCGGCGTGGCTGTTAACGACTTTGCCTCTCAGGACATTTCAAACGTAATCGACACCTCCACAGTAGCCGGTAAGATACTGGCCCAGACGCTGGGGGAAGGTAATTACACCGACTCAAAGCAGACCGTAATGGGTCAGCTAGAACTCTTATCAGAACAGTTCACAGGCCCAGACGGACAGCCTAAGATCCCTACATGGGCAGCGGGTATTGCCCGTAACGTGAACCGTACATTTGCCTTCACTAATGCTGGCACAGCCGGACAAGCCGCCATAGCCCAAGCTATGATCGAGGCCACGCTCCCTATTGCCCAGCAAGACGCCCAGATCTTTAGCAGCATTGCTATGAAGAACTTGGACAACAAGCAGCAAGCCACAATCAATAAGGCGATGATACTATCCAAGCTCGAGGTAGCCAACCTAGACGCCCGGATGAATGCGGCTCTGAACAACTCTAAGAACTTCATGCAGATGGATTTGGCTAATATGTCCAACATCCAGCAAGCCCGAGTAATCAACAGTCAGTCCCGGGTACAGTCTCTATTAGAAGACGCTAAGATGACTAACGCCGCTCGTATGTTCTCGGCGGAACAGACCAACGACATGAATAAGTTCTACGATCAGCTTGATACGAACATCAACATTTTTAACGCCGAGCAACTAAACGGGATGAAGAAGTTTAATACCGGAGAGGTGAATGACCGATCCGAGTTTAACTCCTCACTCGAGAATGCCCGTGAACAGTTCTACCAGAACATGCAGTACAACATCGATCTGTCTAACGCCAAGTGGCGTCAGTCGGTAACCCTGCAAAACAACCAGAACAAGTTTGATGCCGCAGCCACCGACGTGAAGAACATGGTAGGCCTAACATCCGAGCAACTAAACCAGATGTGGGATCGTTCAGACGCACAGCTAGATTGGACGTGGAAGTCTTCTGAGAACCAAGCAGACCGGGACATGAAGATGTTCCAGATGAAGATGGAAATGCAGATGGCCGCAATGAAGGCCAAGGCTGACAAGAAGAAGGGTCTATTTAGTGCTATTGGGTCTGTAATGGGTTCAGTAGCCGGGGGTATGTTTGGTGGCGGCGGCATGTTTGGTGGAGCTACAGGTCTTAGTACACTTGCAAGTATTCTTCCCTTCTCTGACGAACAACTAAAAGACAACGTCACACGCATCGGAACACACAAGTCTGGTCTCCCTCTCTATAAGTGGGATTGGTCAGAGGCTGCTAAATCCATCGGCGCAGAGAAATACCACAACGTAGGTGTGATGGCCCAAGAGGCTATGAAGACACACCCACACGCCGTGTCACGTCACCCGATACACGGATACCTTACAGTTAAGTATGAGAGGCTCCAATGAGATTTGAAGAAGCCGTAATCAAGGCCATTCGCTCCTATTACCGGGGCGAGGTTCCAGAGAAGACCTTCGAGGTTTTCCCCGACATGAAATACACCCCGCAATACTTTGCAGAGTTCGAGAAGACTTTGATCGAAGATGTAGGCGATGAAGCCGGTGAACGCCTCGACGGAGAGGACGAAGAGGAGATCGAAGATGAGGACTGAACCTGAATTTGATGGGCCAATCCCCGGCGAGAACTTTACCTCTGATACTAAGAACTACCCGTGGCACCGTCCGCCTGAAATTACAGACTACGACGAGGCACTAGAGTTTGCCGCTAAAGAGTTTAAGCAACCCAATGCCCTAATTGGGTTAGAGACCATGCTGGCCAACGGTATCACAGTAGCAACTATGACCGACTTCTACCTTACCCGAAACGTGGGTCTAGGTAAGTGGACGCTAGACTTTGCCCTTGTGATTGCTGGCCCTGTGGCCAAGACCATCGAGCTTATCGCCGTTCAGGCGGGATACGACTACGAGATGGGTATTGATGAAGAGATTACCGTAGCTACCAAAGAAATGGTGGCCGACATGGTAGAACTCATAGGGGAAGACGAAGAGGAAGAAGAAGGCCTCGACGACACCCCGGGAGAAGTGATGCCGGAAGAAGATCCCGAAGAAGGTGGCGGCCTAATGTCCGCTATGTCAGGTCTGGATGATGGTCCTGCCGACAAAGATACCCAAGACGAGATGCTTGGATACTCCGAAGAAGAGGAGCCAGAAGTAGTATGAGTTATGGTGAATACAAATTCGGAGACTTTATGAAGAACTACGACGTAGGCGGTCCAAGTGACGGCCTTGTGGGGTTCGCAGAAGGTTTTGCGGCTGGTTTTGTACCTGCATATGCGGCGTCCAATAAGGCGGCTGCCGACAAAGAACTGGCCCTAGCTAAATTAGATAGACAGGCTGAGATTGCCGCAGCGAAAGCTAAAGCAGATACCAACACACAACATGCCACTTGGATGACAGAAGCCAATGCCTTGGCAGATACTATTGCTCTCCCTGAAGGCGTCAAAAGAAATGAGTTGGTAAACCTAATTTATGGCATGAAAAAAGGGGGGGTAGGTGATACCTCTATACTTAGCCAAATTACCGGGGCCATCGAGAATGGTGACCTTATCAGAGATGGTGCGGACACACCCGCTAATACCACAGACAAACCAGAAGCTGCGCCTGTGAATACTGGACCTGAGACACCTTTAGATCGGCAGATGAATGAGGCGCTAGGAGGTCAGTCTTCAGCCGTTACACCTGATGTAAATCCTGACGTGGCACCTACAGTAGAGATGTCCAGCGTAGATGCCCCGGAAGACGATGGTAGCTATCAAGAGGCCTCTCTCGGTAGTGGGTGGGAAGAAAGGTATGCTTCCTCACAGGCCGCAAAGGCCAAAGAAGGCACCGAGGTTCTAGTGGCTTCTCTCGATAGTCAGACTGACGTAACTAATCCTTCGGGTTTAGGTGGCGGAGAAGGTTCGACATCGGAAGTAGTATTAGCCAGTAACACCGGCACACCCTCTGAGAATTTCCGGGCGACTACCGGAGCCTTGAAAATACGGCCAAGGGCTAAGGAGAGCGCCGCACAAGAGTTGAAGGTAGAGAGTATTACTAGCTACGAAGAGGCACTGGCGGCTGTCGTTGCACTGAGGGGAGTTGCTGGTCAAGAAGAAAAGCTACAGAAGGCCTCGCTCCTACTCGATCAATTCACTAAAGTCCCAGACTTAGGCGGCATGGACGCACAGAAGCTACGAGAGTTTATTGCCTCTGCGCCAACTAACCCCGAGTTTGCCAACTTAAATCCTCAGGTTATGCAGGGTACCTTAACCCGTGCAGAAAAGTATCTGGCAGACTTGAACATGGCACAGCTACCGTCTCTGACGGAGACTGATCTGACTAAGCTGCAAGGTGTACAAGCTGATATCAAATCAGGCCGCTATAGCTTTGAAGTGTCTGATACCTATAAGACAGAGTTGGCCAGCCGTGTTTCTGCCCTCGAGGCCAAAGCAGAAGCAGATAAACTAGAAGGTCTAGTATTCGACGAGAAATACGTCGAGAGACTAGGCTTCTTGAAATACAACGAGATTCAGAACGACGCCGAATTATCTTCCGCAGAAAAGATCCAAGCATTCGATCTATGGAAAGCTAACGAGGGGCGTCAGCTACAAGAACTTCTGCGCTTTGGTGATAAACCAGAGAAGCAACAAGAGATCAATAATCTTGAAGAGTTGGCTACACAGAACCTGATGAACGGCGCAGCCTACAAAGCCGCTACCCCTGAGGTTCAGCAACAAATGGTATTGGCACTTAAATCCGCTCTCTCCGCCCAGAAGAAAGACACCCTGACTTCGTCTGAATATGCGGCAGAATATGCGAGTAAGACGCTAGATCTCTCCAGCGACGATCCCGCTGTAGTGGCCGCCGCAAAAAGCTGGTTCGAAAATGTTGCCCCAGCACTTCAGTCGGGTATGCAAGCAGCCGCAACTGCCTCCGCCAAACCGGGCGAACAGAAGACTGTCACAATTACTTATACAACAACAGACGGGCAGACAAGACGAGCCTCTGGCGTACCTACGGGCACAGGATACACGCTGGCCGACGGCACAGAGGTACTCAAAGGAGATGTACAGAATATCGTTTCTGATGATGACAGAGACTATACAACTAAACTACGCAACTCCATTAGTGTTCCACGGACCAAACAAAGAGACGGTATGAATGCTATGGTGGACCTGTCACAACAGGCCTACGCCCTAGAAGAATTAGCCATAAACGATCCCGTAGTGCTAACACTTGTCGGCGCAGGTACCTCTGCGGTTGCTTCAGCTAAGAGGGAGGCAAACACCCTTTTCACTATGCTACAGATATCAGCCGAAGAAGCGTATAACCAAGGTATGTCGTCTCAGTCTGTTGTAGAGAAAGTGATGTCGGACTTCCTTAAAACCAACAAAGTTAGCGATGAAGTCGCAGCGAACTATAAGCAGTT